GAACGCATCGAGGTTTGCTTGACGCTGCGGGTCGTCGTGCGGGATGAAATCATCGCCATGCACTGAGCCGCCCTGCTCATACTTGCGTTTTACGTTGACGCGCTTGTCGTCGAACACGACGTAATTGCGTGTGCCTTTTCCCTCTGCATTTCGAGATCCTGCATCAAGATATCGAACGCCATGAATGCCCATAGAATGAAGAAAATCAGAAGCGCCTTTTTCTCCAAGACCAACTGCATTTTTATCAGAAAGCTCTTTATAGATTTGAGCGCCTGTAGATTTACCGTCTGAAACATTATTAAAAAATGTTTCTAAATAAGGGTTTGAATGAACCAAATCTTTGTGGAAATCAAATGCATCGCGCACATGATCGCTTTGTTCACTCAGCGGCTTATCCCAATCCAAAAAGTGATCAGGATGCGCGTCGATGTGGACCTCATACATGTGGCCCTTCATTTGAGGAACAAATGGTTCTTCTGACTTAGACCTTCTATGTTTTGTAAAATTTTCAATGTTTTTGGATTTTACCAAATCATCGCTATATGTTTTTGCAAATGGTTCATCGGCAGAAAAATACCCGCCTGCTCCACGGATTTGCTGCCCTTGGCCTGTCCCCATCTTGCTAAAGTCAAACTGATCAAAATCGTGCGGTGAGCCGTGATATGCGGTGATGCCGTCATCGACAGTGTCGCCATCGACGGATCCGCCGCCATTTTTTACAATGACGTGATGATAAACAGGATGCTCGCGTCCGCGCACGAGGATTGTACCGGCTTGCGGTCCAAGCTCAACATTGCCTCTTGTTGTCGGTCGAAGGCGCGGCTCGCTTGGAGAATTTTCATAACGCGCAAAATCAACTCCCTTTGGGAAGTGCGCATTTAGAGCATAAAAATGTTTTCCGCGATGCTCGACCGACACAATCGTATTTGTGTCTTCATGACCTTCAGGAGCGTCTTGCCATTTCCATCCTGCTTTTTGCTTAAACAAATTTGTCTTGGCAATTGCAGATCCGCGACCTGACGTTCCTGTCTCATCAACAGCGTCTTTTGATGCTGTGAAATATGGTTTGCCACCTTCTTTCACTCCAATCGATGCAGCGGCTGATTTATGGCCTGTCATGTCTTGCTTGTCAGGCATGGAGAGGTATTGCCCGCCTGCAACAAATTCATCAGGACCAAACATGCGCTGCGGCTTTGGAAACACAGACATAGGGTTGTTGATTTCAGGCTCTACCTTGCCGCCCTCTTCTCGCACCTGCCTTGGCACTTCAGGCATGTATCGCGAAGCAGGCAATTGTTGCCCACCGGCGCGCGTCTTCGCTGTCTGCGCGCGGCGCTTCTCAAGTTTTCCGCCCAATGATTTTGCGAGCTTGATGGCGTCGTTCATCACTTCCTCCCGCTGAATATAGGCTCGCCTGCGTCGGCGGTGACGATGTGGATGCCATGAATTTGATGAGGCATGAACGGTTCAGGTGCATCTTTCTCGTGCCAGACTGCGCCTTCGACCTTGCCGCCTTTTTTGTATGCGCGGCGTACGGGTCCGCCAGTTGCCAAACCAGATGCCTTGGCTTGCGCAATATCTGCAGGATTTAAACCGTAATGCTGCGCCTCAATAGGCGACAAGCTTTTTACCGCAGCAAGTGTTCGTGTGAACCTGTCGGCAGGACGTGGTGCATTATCTGCTCGTACTGGCCCTCGATTTCCGCTGGCGTCACCGAGGAGATGTCCCCCTTGTGATCCTTCAGCAGACGTCCCAGCGCCCTGTTGAGCAAGTTTTGCTGCGGCGGCGACATCTTCAGAACCGTCTCGTGTCCCAAAACCTTCACCGCCTTGTGTGACAAACTTGCGTACTGCGTCTGATCTGTCGGCATCGGAGCCTCTCCACTTCATAATCGCTAGGGAGGGAAGACCATGACGTTTTTCGTCCCATCCTGTCTTCGCCCACTCGTGTTTCATATCAGCAAATTGCTGCGGTGTCACGTATTTTGGGTCAAAAGGAACACGTCCAAGCTCTTCAAATCCAAAATGTTTATAGAAGTCAGGCAAAAACCCGTTTGGGTGCTTATCGGTCGGCACGGCATAGGCATCCAAAGCAGTTGCGCCATGCTGCAAAGCCTTCAAAACAACTGGTGCGCCACCCACCCCTTTTGCACCCATTTCGTTGTTTACGACGCTTGTGAGGGCCGTCTCGTTGTCCGTCAAATCAGGGTGATTGAACCCGTATTCATCGGCGTAATTTGTCCCTTTTTTGAGACCAAAATAAACTTCGCCGTCTTTGAGTTTGTACGCCGTAAATTTACCCTCTTTCTGCATTTTCTTGATGTCTTCAGGCGAATACTGAGACAACGTCGAAGATGAATCAGAGTTCTTGAGAGCCTGAGAAAACTGGGCAGCACCCAGACCGCCTTGGTTAACTGGCGTGTCGGTATCGTGCCACTGATCATTAAACGCATTAAGCGCCAATTGAGCAGACTTACCAGACTGAATGTCTTGCGGACGGCGCGGGAGACGATCTGCAACATCTTGGGTTACTGTAACCGCTGGCATCGCGAGATCAAACGCTCGGCGGATATTAGGGGCTCTACCGCTCGCAGTTTTTTTGTTCGGATCTTGTTGTGAAAACCATTGATCGTATAAAACTTCTGGAGCGACAGGGTGGTGGAACTTCCCAACGACGCGACCCTTGATGCCAAATTGATACGACGGGTGATTAGGTAAACCTGAATTGACGAGGTGAACAAGCTGTTCGTCTTCGGACCCCTTTGGGATCTCGAGCACAATCAAACCGTGACGGCTTGGGACGCCAGCAAATTCAGGATCAAGTGTTGCTCTTGTAATTTTGTCTATGTTTGGAGCGCCAAGATTTTGGGCTTCCGAGCTTTCAAGAGCACGCGCAACGCGAAGGCGAGCTTCAAAACTCAACCCCCTCAAAAAGTTCTCAGCATTTTTATGACCAAAGCCGGGGAAATTTTTAAGATCTTGCAATTCTTTTTGATCGGTTGGCCTGCGGATCATATCATCAATTTGCTGGACAACCTCTGGGTTCAAACGATTGTTTTGCACATATTGCTTCATCGTCTTCATAAGCGCATTTGAAAACGACGCATTTGACTGGTGCGTTGTCTGATCCATCGCATGCACAATTACATAGTCAGCATCTTTGCGGATCTTGGCAGAGCCTCTACCTTTTCCCTCTACTGCCCATGCAAGTCCATGTTGTTTGCTTTCTGGCAGTAACGGATACCCCGGCCCCCCAAACATTTCTTCTGGCTTTTTTAATTGAGAACTATCGATACCAGAATAGGCTCCTCCAGCTTTTGTCAGATCAGCAAAAATTGGAAATACTTTTTTACCTACAAGCATCTGCGGATCGATTGTTGGGATGCTGTCCCAATCGACTGGCTGCGCAATCTTTGTTTTTGATTTTCTTCCGCCGCTTGCCAACCGAACACGAGCAACTGGCTTGATCGTCTTGGCAATACGGACTGCGTCGCTCATTGTATCGTGCCTCGGTGCTCGTTATTCACTTCTTCCGCAATGAACGCGCTGATCACGTCATTGAATTCGCTCGGCCACTCGTCGCCCATCTTTTGGACGCCACAGATAGCCCGCCAACCCATATACTCCACAACCCGCCTCAAGTGAAGAACCTCGTTCTGAAGCTCTCCGACGTCGTCTGACAGGTTCTGTTTGCTCATCATGTTGGGTTTCTTCCTGTGATTGACGGTATGACGTCGCCAAGCAGCCTGACGACCTCGTCTTCGCTTTCAGGATGAACCGCGAGGTTCTGAGCGAGGTCGACCATTTGGATTCGCTCCTTCGCGATCATCTCTTCCTTGTTCATGGCGTTGTCGGCGGCGTCTTTCTGCATGCTTGCGGCCAATTGGGCCTTTTTGATCTCAGTATCCATCGCTTTTGCGTCCGCAAGCTGCTTTTTGATCTGCAAATCAGCCACTTTGGAAAGCTGTTCGTGCTGATCCGGACCCTGCGGCTCGGCGCCGCCAAGACCTTCGGCCTGCGCTTTTGCCATATCGATCTGAGCTTTTGCCTGATCGTACTGCGCTTTTGACTGCGCAGACAGCGTCTGAGCGTCCGCTTTCTGCTTCTCGATCTGCATCTTGGCGACTGCCTGCTGCATCTCGGGCGGCATCTGACCCTGCGCCTGAGGCGGGATCATAAACTGCTCAGGGTTTGACCAACCCATCGCCTGCAATGCTGCCTTGTCGATTGCGATAGGGTCAAACAGGCTCGGGTTCTGAGATTGGATCTGCTTCAGGCCCATGATCTTCATGAGGCGCTGCGTTTGGCTTGCCGTGTTCGGATCCGCCTGCGGCACGAGGTCTGCCTGATCCAAGGCGCGCAGGAACGTCTCTTGATCCCACTTCCGAGCCGGTTTGCGGTTCTGCTGCCAAAATGATTCGGGGTTGTCGCGGAAGCACTTCACGATGAGCTGAAACTCGTCAGCCTGCGCTGCGTGCATGCGCTTGTGGACAGAATTGAGAACCTTCTGAGCCTGATCGATCAACGCAATCGTCGTGCCGACAGGTGCATCATTGCGACCCTCACCGACTGCCGTCTCTGCCGTGCCGCCGATGCGCTGACCCGTCTGCGCAATGTTGTCGACGAGAGACATCAAGCCACTGCCGACGTCCTTGTACGGCAAAGGCATCACAGCCTGTTGGATTGGCATGCCGCCTGTCTTCACCAATGCGCCACCTCCCGGAGGTACGCGGAAGATATTAGTGTTCTGTCGAGCGCCGCTGTCCGCGTACAAGAAGCCGGGAAAGTTTGCATACATGCCCGCGTCGAGCATCTCGCGCCATGCTGCTGTGAGTGCGTTCGTCGGATTGCCGAGGATGTGCAGCAAGCCGATGTCATAGAACCCAAGGCCCGGAACAAACGTGTACTTCACGAACACCTGACGCGCTTCAGGCAAATCTTTTGTGTCTTCGTCATAGTTTCGCACGATGGACAGGATCTGCTGCGAAGACACATCAATCGTTACGCGATACGGGATCTCGAGGCCTGTCTCTTTGCCTCTGCGCGTGTGCTCGAAGCCCTTGATGTTGAGCTCGCAATAGCACTCGTAGATCTCGCGATCACGATCTTCAGGGTTCATCTGATCTTGGCTGATGCCCTGCTGATCTTTCTTCTGACGCTGCGCCGCATCGAGCTCTGTTTGTTTAGGCGTCGAGAGATCCGTGTCCTTATACGCGCCGATGATCTGCATGCGCTTCACGACGCTCGGGCGCATGTAAATGCGATGCGTTACGCGCTTTGCGTTGGAAAGGTCTGTGGCGGCGTTATCGACAATGAGATCGTCAGCGTCCACGGATTCGGAAACGGGTCTGTTCCGGAGTGGGCAAAAATAGATTTTCTTAAATGAAGTTCCCCCGAAGCCGAGCATGAATAGCATTCGGTCAGTGTCCGGATAGTATTCTTTCGCCGTGCTCGTGAGGTAATGATTGAGATCATTCTCGAGATCATTTGCCAATTGATCAGATTGAAGATCCGCATTGTTGTTGTCCTCTCGGATTTTTACCGGCCCGTCCGTAGGCAGTAGCTCGGATCTCGCATTCGCTTGAAAACGCAATACGGCTTCGAGCAAGAGCGGATGCCTGACGCGTGACATACCTTCGACAGGTGCGCCGTCTGCTGCACCGGC